CGGTATGATGAAGAAGAAGATGATGAAAGGTGGCGGTAAGGTCACAGTAGTAGACAGAGATGGAAAATTAAGGGAGATGGACAGAGCCAAGTTTGAGTTTATAAAGTCACTGCGTGTCGCACCACCTAAACTTGTAACTGTTAAGAAAAAAACAGGTGGTGCTATGAAGAAAAAGGGCTACGCTGTAGGAGGTGCTATGAAGAAGAAAGGCATGAAGAAGGGCGGTAAGACCATGAAGATGAGAGGCGGAGGTCTAGCCACTAGAGGCACAAACTTCTCAATTAAATAATGGCAGTAGATAAAAACCTAGAACCCTTTGAGGTAGAAGAAGGGGGAAACCCTGAAGAGTCAGAACTCAAAGTTGAGATAGTCAATCCAGACGCTGTGTCTATTGGCACAGATGATGGGGGAATGGTTATAGACTTTGAGGGAAGTGCCACAGAGGAACTGGTAGGACCAGACCATAATTCAAACCTAGCAGACTTCATAGAGGACAGTGATCTAGAAGAGATGGCATCTGATCTTGTAGAGGACTTCGAATCAGATAGAACGTCTAGAAAAGAATGGTCGAGATCATACGTTAAGGGTCTTGATCTCCTTGGTATGAAAATAGAAGAAAGAACTCAACCTTGGGAAGGAGCTTCAGGCGTATTTCATCCTTTACTATCAGAAGCTATTGTTAGGTTCCAAGCACAGGCTATGGGAGAGATATTCCCAGCAGCAGGACCTGTAAGAACAAAGGTTGTGGGAAAGCAAACAAAAGAAAAGAACGAGCAGTCAAAGCGTGTAGAGCATGAAATGAATTACATGCTTACAGAGGAAATGACAGAGTATCGGGACGAGATGGAGCAGATGTTGTTTAGATTACCTTTGGCAGGCTCTGCGTTTAAGAAGGTATACTACGATCCTATTATGGAAAGACCATGCTCTATGTTTGTACCTGCTGAAGACTTCGTAGTTTCATACGGAGCTTCTGATCTAATGTCATGCTCTAGATATACCCATGTAATGAAGAAAACAGAAAACCAGATAAAAGAGCTACAGGTTAATGGATTCTACAGAGACATTGAGCTACCAGACCCATCTAGAGATGACACAGACATACAGGATAAATATGATGAGATGGAAGGTAGTGACACTGTGTATGACGAAGATGATAGATACACAATACTAGAGATGCATGTCGATCTTGATATGCCAGAACCATTTGAGGATAAAGATGGTCTAGCAAGACCATTCATAGTTACAATAGATAAATCATCTAGAACAATATTATCAATCAGAAAAAACTGGTATGAGAGCGATGAGAAAAAAAATAAACGACAGCATTTTGTTCACTATAGATATCTTCCTAGCCTTGGCTTTTATGGCACAGGACTTATTCATCTTATTGGTGGGCTGGCTAAATCGGCAACGTCCATACTTCGTCAGCTTATTGATGCAGGTACTTTATCGAATCTACCTGCTGGTCTTAAAGCTCGTGGTCTTAGGATTAAAGGGGATGATTCGCCTCTCATGCCTGGTGAGTTCAGGGATGTCGATGTGCCTGGTGGTGCGATACGAGATTCCATTACGTTTATACCTTATAAAGAACCATCCTCAGTATTATACCAGTTGTTGGGAAATATTGTCGAAGAGGGAAGAAGAATTGGGTCGATAGCCGATGTACAAGTAGGTAATATGAACCCTAACGCTCCAGTGGGTACGACTCTTGCTTTATTAGAAAGATCGATGAAAGTTATGTCTGGTGTTCAGTCTAGACTTCACGCATCTCTAAAAAAAGAATTAAGAATATTAGCAAAGTGTATACACGATTTCATGCCATCAGATTACTCCTATGAAATAGAGGGAGACTTTTCTAGGACAAAAGACTTTGATGGCAGAATTGATGTAATACCAGTATCTGATCCCAATGCATCCACTATGGCACAGAGAGTAACGCAATATCAATCAGCCTTACAGTTAGCTCAACAGGCACCACAGTTATACGATATGGGCAAATTACATAGGCAAATGCTAGAAGTTTTAGGCATACAAGATGCTGACGATATTATAAAACTACCAGAAGATATAAAGCCAAAAGACCCTGTGGCTGAAAATATGGCTATAATGAAGCAAGAGCCAGTAAAAGCATTTAAGTATCAGGATCACGAGGCACATATAGCAGTTCATAAAGCTGCTGCTGAAGACCCAAAGATAGCACAAATCATAGGTCAATCGCCATTTGCCGCAGCTATACAGAACTCTATGGCGGCTCACATAACAGAACACGTTGCATTCCAGTACAGGAAAGAAATGGAGTTGCAGTTAGGAACATCTCTACCAGATGAAGATAAACCAATACCAGATAACGTAGAAGAGCAACTATCTAAATTAGTTGCTAAAGCATCAGAAAAAGTATTGAACAACAGCAAATCAGAGGTAGCTGATCAACAAGCAAAAGAAGCACAGCAAAACCCACTTACAGTGTTACAGCAAAAAGAAATGGCTCTAAAAGAAGCCGAGTTTGCTCATAAGAAAGAAATGGATATAGCTAAACTAAAAGTAGACGCTGAACAAAAAGATAAAGATCAGAAAATAGAAGTTGCTAAAGTAGCTACAAAAGCAATATCAGATGAACAAAAAAATAAGAGAGATCAAATAAAACAAGGAATACAAGAGGGTATAGACCTTGCTAGAGAGTTTGTAGATGAGTAGTGAAAGCATCTACGCACCTCTTTTAACTAAAATTTTAGAGTATAAAGAAGATATAAAAATCCACTTAACTTCTGGTGGTGCTAAAACTATGGAAGATTACTCTAGCATGGTTGGTGAGTACAGATGCCTTAATAAAATACATGAAGATATACTTGACATCGAAAAGAGATACATTAATGATTAAAAAAAGTTATATGTAACTTTTCGTTTTCAACGCAAGGAACTGTGATCCTTAATCACTGCATGAGGTAAAAATGTATCAAGCTATAAAAAAAGAAGATGATGAAAAGATCGCTTCTAAAATGCCCGAACCAAAGGGCTACAAACTTTTAATATCCCCAGTACAAGTAGACGAGAAAACCGAAGGTGGTGTGTATATGCCTGATTCACTAAGAGACGCTGAAGGTATAGCATCAATAATAGGTTGGGTCGTTGCTATGGGTCCTGACGCTTATAATGATAAAGAAAAATTTCCAACAGGACCTTGGTGTAAGAAAGGTGACTTTGTAATATTTAGGTCATACTCAGGCACTAGATTTAAAATACACCAACAAGAGTTTAGATTAATTAATGATGACACAGTTGAAGCCGTTGTCGAAGACCCAAGAGGATATAAAAGAATATGAATGATGTAGCAGAAAAAATAGAAGAAAACATCGAAGACAGCAATGAAGTAGTCGAGCAAGATGATTTTGAAGTAGAGATAATTGATGACACTCCAGAAAAAGACCGAGTTCCAAAAAGAAAAGAAACTGTGGATAGTAATCCTGAAAGCGATAATGAAGACGAGGTCAAAAACTATAGTGAAGGTGTTCAAAAGAGAATATCAAAGTTAAAGTATGAATTTCACGAAGAACGAAGAGCAAAAGAAGAAGCTAATAGGCTTCAAGAAGAAGCTATAAAATATGCAGAAAAATTAAAAAAAGACAACGAAAGCCTGAGAAAGACATTAGCTGATGGAGAAAGTATGCTAATAGATCAAGCTAAAGGTAGAGTTGGTGCTGAATTAGATAAAGCAAAAAGCGACTATAAGGAAGCTTATGAGTCAGGTGATCCTGATAAGCTAATAGAAGCTCAGGAAAAACTATCTAAACTTCATAATGAAAAATTTAGAGTTGATGAATACAAGCCTAAACCTCAAGAAGTGGAGGATCAAGCACCAAAACGTCAAGCACCAAAACTTTCACAAAGAGATTTAGATTGGCAAAAAAACAATGATTGGTTTGAAAAAGACTCTGTAATGAGAGGAACGGCTATGGGTTTACATAGTGATTTACAACAAAAAGGTGTTGTGCCAGGCTCAGAAGAGTATTATAAAGGAATAGATGAGGGAATGAGAAAAATATTCCCTGAAAAGTTTGAGGTTCAGCAAGAGGCACCTGAACTACAAAATGGCAACGTGGTAGCCCCCGTTGAAAGAAACGGGAAAAAATCACGCACAGTGCGTCTAACAAGAACCCAAGTAGCACTCGCAAAGCGACTTGGACTCAGCAATGAGCAGTATGCAGCGCAGTTAATGAAGGAACAACAAGATGGCTGATAGAGAACCAAGAGACACGCAAAGCCGTGAAAAGCAGATGAAAACAAAGCAGTGGGAAAGACCTTCTCTTTTACCTACTCCCAATCCAAGAGAAGGAGTTAAATTCCGTTGGATTGCAACATCAGTTATGGGTCAATCTAATACCCCTAATGTATCATCAAAATTTCGTGAAGGTTGGACTCCAGTATTAGCCAAAGACTTTCCAGAGTTGCACATTATGTCTGATATCGACTCTAAGTGGAAAGAAAATGTAGAGGTTGGTGGGTTACTATTATGTAGCAACGCAATCGAAAATGTAGAAGCCCGTAAGAAGTATCATAGAGAGCAGTCTGCAAGACAAATCGAAAGTGTTGATAATTCTTACTTGAGAACTAATGATCCACGGATGCCAGTTCTGAAGCCAGAACGAAGCACCCGTACAACTTAATGGAGGTAGACAAATGTCTAGCGTATCTTCTCCTTTTGGATTGAGACCCGTAGGAACTTTGGGTGGCGAATACACTGGTGGTTTTCGTCAATATCCTATCCTATCATCTGAGTCCACAAGGATATGTTATGGAGATATCGTCAAGCTAACTGACGGTGGCTCCGCTACTACCATCCAGAAAGATACAGGCACAAGTGCTTGTACACCTATTGGTATTTTTCTAGGATGTCGTTTCATCGATGTAAGCACTAAACAGCTTACATTTTCACAACAATGGTCAGGCGCAGCTCATACTGAAGGTATGGCTTATGTTGCAGATGATCCAAATATTCTGTTTGCAGTGCAAGCAGATGGCACAGTAAATGATGATGATCTTGGTGCTAACGTAGAGTTAGAGCAAACAGCATCAAATGCTACGCTTGGAATATCTCGTGTTAGTTTAGATATTAGCACAACAGCAGTTACAGCCGCTCTTCCTGTGAGAATAGTTGATTTTCTTGGAGGTCACGATGGTGACGAAAGAGGGTCAAACTTTCCTATAATGCTTTGTAAATTCAACACAGGGCATCAATTAGGCATAGGCGTAGTGTCTGGCAATGCACCAGGAGGTGGTTAATCATGGCGGTTATAAGTAGAGCGCAGCTCTTAAAAGAGCTACTACCTGGTCTTAACGCATTGTTCGGACTAGAGTATGAAAACTATGAAAATGAACACGCAGAGATTTATGAAACTGAGAACTCCGATAGAAGTTTCGA